CTGACCAAGAGCTCCATGTTGTAACGCTTCGAGAAGGCTTCCTCGGTCAGATTGCGTGACTTGATCTCTAGGGTTCCGAAGATCCTCTTGGTGGCCCTATCCACCATGATGGCGTCCATCCGACTGGGTTCCTCGTCCGGAAATCCGAAGATGTTGACGGAGATCTTTCCCTCGATGATATGACGCTCCACGGCAGCGCAGGCGTCCCACCCATGCTTGATGTACGCCTTGCCGCTCTCTGTGGTTGCGCTGAAACCCATCAGTTGTCGGATCCGTCCTGAATCAGCGAGACCACCAGCTGTCCGGAGTCGACCTCCGCAACGAGCCTCAATGAGGAGGAGCCCTTCACGAGCTCCCTGAGGCTCATCACGGAGACCGACATGGACCCGCCGTTCTCCAGCACGAGCGCAGACAGGATCGTGGTGAAGGTTGGGACACCAGCCTCGTTTCCCTTTGAGAGGACGTCCTCCCACTGGAGGGGTTCACTCATGGCCAGCTGGGGTAGTACACCACGCCGTTGCCCTTGGCGTCGATGACCTCAACCGCGTTGATCCGCTCCAGCTTGCAGATGTGCTCCGCGAGCTTGTCCTGAGGCAGTTGGCTGTTCGAGATGATGGCCAGAGTCACGTCGTTGTTCTCGTACACCGACTTGAGCTTGGTCTCCTCACGCCAGACACGCACCACCCTCCCGCCGCTAAGCGAGACCCTTGTCATCGATTCAATTATCTTTCCCATAGAAGAATTGTAGTTGTCCGCAGGCCACGTCGTAAGCCGCCCCAAGGCTGAGCTTCTCTATCTTGCGCTTGTGCTTCGGCCTGAAGCAGAGCGCCCCATCCTTGAACCATACCCTGACTTGGTCTTTGCCGACCGTGATGTAGGCAAGGTGTTTTGAGGACCTTCTCCGAGCAACATCAATCGAACCCATTGGCTTCGATTGAGGCCCTGAGAGGTTGCCTGCCTGTCTATCAGTCTCATCTGCTGCTGTGATACCCATAGTGCTAACAGTGTCCTTCCTTCTGCTCTGGCGTTCGACATGCCCAAGGTGTTAAACACCTAGCATCCAAAATCAACCGTCATGTCCCGACGAATCGTCGCCGATCGGCTCGAACTTGGCATAGAACTCCACCGAGTTGCGCGAGTAGTACCGGCCGTTCCTCTCGTAGATAACGACCCGAGACTTCATCTCGGCGACGCGATGCTCCGCGTTGCAGACGAATGTGACGACTGTGCTGTGCTTGGACTTGTTTCTGTATTTCTTCATGCTGTGAGGCGGTGGCATCCGTGTTTCTTTGCGAACTCCAACAGGCAGCAGATGCACCAGCGGCCATCAAGGTCATGCTTCGCCATCAGAAGTCCACCCACGTTGATTGCGGGAGGCTCATCTCCGTGAACCGGACACGACTCCACCTTCTTGTCTCCATGCAGAGCTTCATTGAGCTCTTCCTTCGATACGATTTCGCTCATGTGTGATTGAGGTGTAAAACACCTGTTGGATTACGTCAACATCGTGTATCCGAAAACTGCACGCTTCAGATCAGGAGGCGTGAAGGACGGGCTCTTGATGAGCTTCATGTTCACGGCATTGACCCTGAAGCAGCGTCCGGTGCGTCCATGAAGACGCGTGATCACCCAGCCGTTCTCGGATGCCTTGTCCATGTTGTGGGAGACCTCCTCCTCGGTCCAGAGCTTGGTGTCGTTGGAATCGCACACCGCCTCCAGCGCTTCGTAGAACGAGAACCCGATCAGGTCGGAGATCCTCATCAGGCTGAGGAGTGAGCTTTCCACGCGTCCAGCGGTGTCGAATGAAGCCCCCTTGGAGAGCTCAGAGAGATCCGTTGAGACCGCGAGCTCTTCCGATGCGAGGCTCGTGAATGTGGGCAATCCTCCATGCGTGTTGCTCACGGTAAGGGCCGCCGCATTCAGAAGACCCAGCAGCGTGAAGGCCACATCGCCCACGTCGTCGGCAAGGTCGATCCTCATGCCCTCGATGCGCTTGGACGACTCGATGAGCGAATCGGCACTGACCGCAGTTCGTAGCAGGAGGGCCTGCGCGTTCTCGGCGAGCGCCTTCGAGTAGTCTATGGAGTGCGGAAGGTACTCGTCGAACCACTCACTGTACACGTAGCCCAGCTGCTTGTCGTAGAAGGCTGGGTCACGCTGGGTTCGGATTGTGGTCACTGGTTGGCCAGCAACATCGCGTTGCCAGTTAAACACTCGTGTCTGGTAACTAAGCAGTCTCTTCATGGTACTTCCTTGAGTTCTGGATTGTCGTCGAAGCGGCAGAATGGCCCCTCATACCAGAGCCCAACAGATCCGCATTCGCCGTCTCTTTGCTTGGCGACGAGCAGCTGAGCCTCGCCACGAGATTCTTCTCTGTTTCGTGTCAGAAGACAGACCGTATCGGCATCACGCTCGATCTGTCCAGAGTCCGCCAGATCCGATAGGCGAGGCACCCTCCCCTTCTCCTTCTCTGATTCGCGGTTGAGCTGGGCCAGAGCCACCACCGACACCTTGCATGAGTCCGCGATCGCCTTGAGCTTGGAGGAGACCTCGGCCACCTCGTAGGTGCGCTTCTCGTGTCGCTTGGTCGGCAGCACCTTCTGCAGGTAGTCGACGAATACAACCTTCACCCCATGCTTCCGTACCGCCCTGCGGATCTCAGCCCCCACCTGAGCCGAGGTCATTCCTGACACGGCATTGCAGTAGTACAGCGGCGCTGTGGCGATCTTCGTATTCGCTGCGAAGACCCTCTGGTATTCGGGCGGAGTCAGGTTGCCCCGCTTGAGCGATCCCATGGAGACCGAGGCTACCGAAGCCATAATGCGCCGCGCTATGGCTGGCTCGGACATCTCGCAGGTGACGAAGAGCGTCGGCACCTTGGCCCCGACGCACATCGAGCAGACCATGGAGGTGGCCAGCGCGGTCTTGCCGATGGAGGGCCTAGCCGCCACGAGGAACATCTCCCCTGGCTGCAGCCCGTCGGTCATCCGGTCCAGCTTCCGATAACCTGTGGATATCCCTGAGATATCCCCATTGCGCTTGGAACGCTCCTGCAGGTCGTCTATGAGCTCCAGCATGACCGCCTTGGAGGACTTCAGGTTGCTCTGAGACTGGTCACAGCTGATCAGCCCAGCCTCCATCTCCGAGATCGCCTCCTCCACCGGCTTCACCGGATTGGTGGAATCGGCCGAAAGCTTGATGCCGATCTCTCGGATCCGCCTCCTGCGGAAGGCCTCCCTGACCCCGACGGCATGGAACTCGAGGTTGGCGGCACTAGGACAGGCCTCTATGGCTCGGTTGAGGGTCAGGCTAGGGATCGGCTTCTTGGAATGAATGGCGGGCCATTTCCGCGCCACGGCGAGCATGTCTGGCGGCACCCCTTCTGACTCCAGAGCGGCTATTACCTGAAAGATCTCCTGTAACTCGGCACTGAAGATGGCTCCGGCCCTGTAGAGCGGCATGGCTTCGGCGGTGGAGTCCATGCCTCCGATCAGGCAGGCACCTAGGACGCCCAGCTCATCGGACTCTGCGTAGAGCGGGCTGTTCTCATCGCTCATAGGGCATGCCTCCAGTCATTCGGGTCGTCCATCCATTCCTTGCCTGGGGGGCGCTTTGGCTTGGGAAGCTCGAGCTGGGGCTGAGGAGATCTCGACAAGCCCCTAGCCCTATCGATCTCGCCGTTCCAGTTGTTCAGCAGGGTGATGATCTCCCTGCGGAGGTACTGGTCTCCGGACATGTAACGCTTTTCAAGGAGGTCGATGTCTTCAGGTGGAGTCCCCAGCTTGATCACGTCCTTCAGAGCTTTGATCTCTTTTGAGCTCCAAGGTGTGGTTGGACGCCGCTTGAACCATACGGAGATTCTTTCCTTCAAAGCCTCTGCCTCAGGAGCGAGAGCGACGTATGTATTTATAGTAGGAGATGGAGACGGAGACGGAGAGCATGTTTCTGGCACATGCGGTGGCATTGCGGTGGCATTGCCACGCCATCGAGAATTGGCGTTTTCAGACTGTTTTTTCCGGTAAGCCGCCTGCTTCTGTCTTTCCTTCTCAAGCCTAGCGTTCCTCATGCAGCCATCGGCATCCTTTTGGAACTTCTCTTGGCAGATGGCTTGGGAATGCGGTGGCATTGCCAATGCAATGCGATCGAAGTCCATTTGGCTGACGTACCCCTTGGACCACTGGATGCAGAGCAGAGCGATGTACGCCCCTCGCTCCTCGTTGGTCATTGTTATTGTCCCAGACAGGAAATCATCAGCGTAGAATTGAAACGCTGGTGCGCCTCTTTTGGTATCAGCGCTCATTCTTCGCCCTCCGATTTCCAGAATTCAATCCGGTTCCTGGATGCTTCAGACTTTGCTGTTTGCAATAGGCTGCAAAGCTGGTCGACGCACTGTGGTGCTATTATAACAAGCGCCGCCTCTCCGCTTGGATGATGCTGACTTATGCAACAGTATCCGACGTCTGACGCGTAAATTTCAGTCTGATACTGGCTCTGAATTTCTAGCTTCATGGGTCACAACAAAATCCCCAATCCAACCACTGCCGATTCGCACAGGCACAGGCGCTAGATGGTAGACATCTAACGTAAGCCTTCGGCAGTAGCTGGATTGGGGGTTCTGCTGTGTTCATCCTGTGCAGGGGTGCGAATCCCTTGTCCTCCTTGGTGAGGACGCGCTCAATGTGATTGGAAGCGAATCATGCGCAAGCACGAATCGCCAGATACTACTACTTATTCTTCAGTGCCCAGTCATAGATGAGCAGGGCATCCGCAGTTGCGAGTGTAACCTCCAGATGGGGAAACAGCTCTTGAGCTTTTCCCTTCAGCTTTCGCTTCCATTCGCCCTTGCTGTCGCAGTTGCGGGCAGTGCCTAGGCCTAGGCCCTTCTGCCACGTGTGTGGATCGACCCGCTCCAGCCGAAATCCCATCGCTAGAGCGATCCCAATGCAGATCCCATAGTTCTCAAAGAGGACGCTGGTCGTCGAAGAGGGGATATTCTTCCCAACGAACCTTGGAAGCTGCTCGATCACCAGCATCGATACCCCTCCAGCGCGCAAGGACCTCAGCAGGTCCAGCATTTCGGTCGGCGTATCCGGCATGTTGGCCGTATGCACGACGTTGTCCGCATCATTCCACGCGATCCCACCGCTCTTGCCTGGGTCAATCGCTGCTATTCTCGTCATTGTTGAAGGCTTCTTCGGGGTAAGAGATGAGCCCTAACCGCATCATGCGTTCCATCATGGGCCAGTTAATGCTTTTGGTGATGTCTACCTTTGGCTTAGGCGCGTACCACAATTCCCTAGCGCAGTCTGCGCACGTGGGTCGCTTAGACCAGAACTCGTCCAGCGGCAGGGTTCGATCACACCTGATGCAGGTCTTGGTCAGGGGCTTGTGTTTTTCTTTTCGGCCCATTGTGGCAGATCTATCTCTGCCTCTTCATCGGAGTATCCTGGCCATTCGTTGAGCGTCTGGCATTCGGCCACCCGATCGAGGAGAGTTAAGTAGTCTCGGCGACCCCGTTCGAGGACTCGCGCTGAGACTCGATGGAGGCATACGGCGTATGGTGCCTCCTTTTCAACGGCAACAAAGACGAAGTCGTTCTTCTTCCTGTCGAGGTCCCATTCATCAAAGAGATGGTTGTGCAGGTCGAGGTAGTAGGCTGCCTGCAGGTCGTAACGCCAATCCCACATCGACTTTGAGAACTCATCGCGGCGAGCACCGCCAGACCCGACCGTCTTGAGGTCGACGATCTTGGCGACGTTTGGAACGCAATCAATGCGTCCCTTCACCCTCACGACTGTGTTGCGAAGGCGCACCGTGTTGAACACGGACACCTCAGTCTCGCAGTTCGAGAAGTACTCGGCCGCGCCCTTGTTGGACATCACCGAGTCCCTCATGCCGCAGACCTGATCCATCATCTCCTGATCGATGATCTGCGCATTCGGATTCTTCTCCTCCCAGAGCTTCCAGTACTGGATGGCCTCCAGCGTCGACTGCGATGGCTTGGCGGCCTCCTGCTGAGCCTTGGTGGGCCTCTTGGGCGCGTCATCAGGCAGGGTC